AGAACTCTTTGCCTTTCTTGCGTATCTGGAACTCGTAAACCAGGATAGCGCGTTTCTCGCCTTCGCTTATAGCGAACTCAACGGGCTGGTCGGCCTTAACCTTGTTCTTTAGTTCGGGATACCTGACGTTAAACTCTGCCGTTGAGTACAGGCATTTCTTAATCATATACCGGCAGTCTTTAATGCGGTTGGCTTTCCAGTCGAACAATAGGTCCAACGGGTCAATGCGTTTAATGAACGTCCTATCGGGCGTCTCGTTCCCATCGGTCTTATCGGGCTGTTCCTGCGCGACTTTCTCTTCGGCCTCGTCTTTGTTCTGCGGATTGAAGATGTTCTTAACCCTGTCAATTAAACCAGTTTCGCGTTCTTCGACCTCGCCTTCAGTCGGTAGTGGCATATAATCTTCGGCTTCTTTAGCGTGACCGACTTCGACTACACCGTACCCGGCTAACACAGCGTCAAAGGTGGCTATCCTGTTTTCCTCCAAGCTACCCGTTTCCTCGAAACAATACTTTAAAGCGGTTTTCATTATGGGCAGGTTAGCTTCGGCGCTAGGCTTCCTGGCTACCGGGGTAAACTCAGGGTTCTGGAATAGGATCTCGCTTATCAAAGCGTTTATGTTGGGGAAGTAGTTATTGATTATCGCTAGGCGGTCACCAACCTGAACGCGGTCGCTAGACGATTTGTTCTGTAAAAGCCCCTCGTAATAACGGATGGTCTCGGGATAAGCGTTACGGGTCAGGAGTTCGGTCTTCTGTCTTTTCTCGCAGGATTCTGCTTCCGAAATCCAATATGAAATTTCTTCTTTGGTTAGTTTAGGCATGGCACCTCAAGTGTTCTTATCTTCTAGCAACCGTTTATAATTTGTTTCCATTTCGTCTATCATTCTTTGTACTTTTGGGGGCAAACCACCCCCCTTTCGGGCAGTATATATTGGCTCTGCCTTACCGTATTCGTTATATATACTCTGGTTCTTCTTCTTAACCATATCTGCCCTTTCTATGGCTAATAGCTTTGCCAGATCCTTTTATCCCATCGCTTCCGATAAAATGTGCCAAGCCGGGTGTTTAACTTGTCGGTGTATTGTCATTTTATAGTCGCTTTGAGTCCGTCTTAACGGTGGTTATTTTAATTTATCGAGCATAACCGAAAAGAACGCTCGTTAGGCATATTCTCTCTTGTAGTTTAACGGGTTTTTCTTCAGTACCTTTTCCCACGGGCTGTTATAGTGGGCGTTATCGTATTTAGGCCATGCGCTAGCCGTCTTATGCGCCATAGCGATATATCTAAGGCAGTCACAATTAGCGGACAATACCCCATTTGCGTAGTAACAATGTTCCCGCTCAACGGTTATGTTATAGACATCCGCTGTTCTGCCCGTCTCTAATACGCTTTCTACGATGAGCGGCCTTGCAGTTGTTGTGGCAGTATTTGGCCTTTTTGAGGTACGCTTCAAACTCTCGACCGCAATAAACGCATTGCTTGACGACCTTTTCTCGGCTTTTCCATACTTCCTTGCTATGGATCGAATGCCATTCTTTTCCTGCTTCCGAGGCATGCCAAATCTTTGTAAGTTCCCTGATTTCTCCCATATGGCGCTGGTTTCTGGCTCTGTAATCCTCATCGGCAAGCCGAATACGGCTGTGCAAGGATTGATGTTCAGATGAGTGCATAAGTTCGAGGTTATCAATGATGTTGTTCCATCGATCGCCGTCCCGATGATGTATGCAATGTCCATTAGGGATTTCGCCATAATTTGCTTCCCAGACCGCAACATGAAGACGAGGTTTTCCGCCGCCATTTGCATAATATTTGCCATCCCAATGGTATCTTTTGCCCTCGTAGATAATCCCAGGCATTCTTGGCCTATCTTCAGTTCGGATATAGCAACCTTCCCTTGTGGCGTGTATATCCGATGATCCTTGGTTCCCAATAACTCTCGGCCGTTGCTGAATGTGATTTTCCATATGGATTTGTCTTCTCCCGTTTTTTGGCTATCAATAACTCTCTGGTCTCCAGATGGGGTCTTAACCCTATCGTTTATCCGGATGTCCTTGATGGCTTTTTCCGTATTGTCGGCCATAAGCACTAGAGTGTTTCCTTCAAGACAAAGATGGTCGGCTTTCTTGTACGGGCTTGGCGATTGTTCGCCTAGACTCGTATCGTCACGTTCGCACCAATGATACCGTTCGAGTTCCCATTGTAAATTCTTTAAGCCCTTGAATATGTGTATCTTGTCCGTCTTAAACATCTCGGCTACGCGGTTAATCCCGCCCATAACGTCGTTCTCAGCCGGGTTAGCGTATATCCCATAATCCTGGTATTCGGTATGTAGCGTGTATAACCTGCCGTCCACCGTCTGGTTACGGATATTCGAGGCGGGATCTATAACCCAATGGATATCTTTGTCCTGTTTAAGTTTCTTGGCGGCCTCACTTACCCTAACGTCCTGTTCGTAGTATTCCGAGAAGAACCATAACTCACCGTCAGTGTCGACCGCCGCCTTTAAACACGCCGTAGTCCCAGTTATGGCAGGGTCAATCGCCCCTATCTGTTCCCAATGGTCCGGTATGTAAATCGGGTCGGTAAGATGTATTTCAGGCTGGTATTCCGGCCAGACTAGCCCGACATAATCTTCGAAACACGCCTCAAATTCCTGTTTAAAGTATCGGTCGGATAGTTCCTTCCGCGCCTGTTCGACTTCTTTGGGGTCTATAAACGGATTGTCTATAGTAGTGAATTGCCAGGCGGCGAACCCGTCTTCACCCTTCTGACCCTTTAGGAACAGTTCCCAGAAAGCGTTCTTGCCTTTAGGCGTTCCGATGAACAAAGCTTTGCCTTTGGTATCCGTGAGCATAGGCCTGATAATCTCCTGCCATACGTTAGGTTTCATGTCGGCGTATTCGTCTAAAACTGCAAATTCGAGGCCGACGCCTCTCAGAGAGTCAGGATTGTCGGCTCCGCGGAGTTCTACCCTGGATTCGTTGGTAAGTTTTAAGCATAGGTCGACTTCGTTAGCGGATACCACTAGTTCACGGGGAACGATAGTTTTCAGCATCGCCCAGGCGATCATCTTGGCTTGGCGATAAGTCGGGCAGATATACCACGATAACGATTTGGGTTTACTCAAAGCGGACCGCATGATCTCGTGTAGAGCGAGATAAGTCTTACCGCTACGCCTTCCGGCTACGACTACCCTAAACCTGTTCGGGCTTGTCCAGACTTGGCATTGCGCTGGATGCAGTTGGTATTCGATTTCCATCGGTTTGTTTGTAAACGAATGTAATGTGCTGGTGTTGGGACTGGTCAACTAGCGAACCGTCCATTTCTACGGCATTCGGTATCCTGCGTTTAATCATTTCAGCAACCACTTGGACTTTCCGGTCGTCCGGTACTTTGGGGTTGTCCAGCCATCGGCGCAGTATTTCAACGCCTTTTTCTAGTATTTCTTTAACCGTTTGTTCTTCCAGCATAGGTTTCCTGCCGGAGTTTGGTCTGTATCCGCCGCGATTAGCCATAATTCTTGTAATATTTTTATTTATAATGGTTTATGATTGATTACTGGTCAATTTCTACATTAACCTTTAACGGTTGTTGCGTTGGTACTTGTTTAGCTTCTTCTGCGTTCATAAGTGGAATTTTGAAGATAAGGGTCATTTCGCCTTCGTGGTCTTCAGATCGTTTCCATAGTTGGGCGCAGAATGTAGTCATAATTTAAAGCGGGGCTACTTGGTTAAACGCGGCCCCTTCGCGTAATAGCCGGAGATTTCCGGCAAATTCTCTACCTACTAATGGGAGAAAAGGGACACTTTTGGTGGGTGTTTTGTTCTAAGTCGTGCAGTTATTTGGACTTACGAAAGTTGACGATGGGACATTTTACCATTCGTAATTGTCATTATCGTTTAATAATGCAAAGCCGTCTCGCATCTTTCGATGGGTATATTGTTTCTTGAGATATGTGTCGGCTTCCATAGCGTAGTTATCTCGTTTGCCGCCCAGGAGCGTATGGAGGTAACGGTGGCAAGTAACACAGACTTTCATCAGGTTTTCTTTGTCGTTATCCGTACGATCAGCGTTCTTGTGGTGTATGTGTATCTTATGCGTCTTTCCTCCACACCGCTCGCAGACTTGTAAAGAATTGCGCTTGATATTCGCCATATAAACCCTCCAGTTTGTGCCGTAGTCTTGTTACAGTCTTAGTGGAAATGCCAAAAGCTTCAGCTATCGCGGTATTAGACCAGCCAAGTTTCAAACATAGCCAGATCACCTTTTCGGTGGGTGTATCTCCGGGGAGGCCGAAGTCATCTAATCTAGGGCGGCTTTTATACGACTCGTTGGTTTTTACGGGATGCAGCTTTTCCTCAAACATCTGACCATTTTTGATATTATCGGTTTTGCCCGTTATGCGGTAAGATACGCCCTGTTCGTTTTCTTCCTGTTCGTCTTCTTCGTCAAACATACGCACCTCACAGTTTATTCTTTTCTTGGCGGTCTTTAAGCCAGGTGGTAAGAAATTCGTCGTTCTTCAAATACTCGTGGCGCCAGTTCTCTAAGAACTTGGTGGTTATTTCGTGTTGTTTTATACGGGTAGTCTTTATTTTTTCTTGGCGCAGGTAGGCGCGGATCTCGGATAGGACTTCACGGTAGATTAGACCTTTTCGCATATTATCCTTTCATGGACGTTTTTTAGTCCATCGAATATTTATACCAGACGAACACTTTCCAGTCAGCCCAATACACTTGAACGTTTAATACGTCCTTGTTTTTAAGGAAATTGTTTATTCTTAACTGAAACTGTTCTTCGCTTTCTCCGGCGGCTTGGTTGAAATCTCTAAACCGGTTCAGGATAGCAAATTCTGTCTTTTCCATAAGTCACCTCACATTGTTATTGCCATGAGAAATACTATAAAAGCGGTTATGGCCAGCGTAAGTATCCCGCCGGCGAACAGGTAGAATATGGCTTCTGGTATGGTTAGCGGTTTCATCGTAGTTTACCGTCTGGTATGTGTTTGTAGTTGTAGAGGTTGCCTACGATAATCTTTTTCGAGGCGCGAATATGAGCCAGGATTAGTAAAAGCCCGATCAGGATCAGCCCGGCGCCTTTATACCCGATACTGTACTTCCAGAAGCAGAACAAGGAACCTATCCCTTTAGTGACAAGATCCCACGATAAGGCGCTGGTTATAAGTATCAGCCCGGCGTATAGCCCGTATTTGTAAAGTGCGTATATCATTTCTCGTGCCTCCCGTAAGTGAGGTAGTCTTTGAGCATTTCCATCTTGATGTCGAAACGCAGGTTAGAATCCATAATATCTTTTATATTCTTGGCGCAGGTTATCCACCCTAAAAACCAGGAGAATACCATCATGGCGCCGATCACTACTAGAACCGTCACGATATTCTGCTCGCCAAAACGTGCATCAAGTTTATCCATGAAAGACCAAAAGCTTTGCATACAGGTATCACCCCCTTCGCCATAGTTACGGTTCCTACCCACCAAGCTATCGTGGAATAGATCAGGAAGAAGTAAAGCGCAAAGAATAATAAGCCTTCACCGCGTGGTTTCATCTATTCCTCCTGTCTGTTGGGCATCCATTTCTTGCCCCATTTGTCTATAAAGTATTCGTCCTCGCTGTGAAGGACTATCATGTATTCTCCGGATTCTATAAGACGTCCATCAATATAAGCTTTTAGTATTGTTTGATTGTGCGTTCCAGGGTTAAGCCTTACGTTTTCTCTTGTTGGTAGTTTCATTATCGCTCCTTAAAAAAGTATTTGCTGGACGCCTAGTATAGTCACTCATCTTCCCGCCCTCAAAAATATACACCCTATTAAAAAAACACACAGAATTGTCACGCTCAGTAAAAACAGAAACGACGATATTTTTAGAAAACATTCTGTCATCTATCCCTCCAGTCTTTTAAGTGGGGCGGGCAAGGGGTTGTTGACTGCCGTCATCCCCCGTCCTCGTCAGGATTACGCTACCGCCCCACAAAGTTATTTGCCTATCCGTTAGACTGTGCTTGTTCCCTCCACGCCACGCCTTGCCCTGTCCGCTGTCCTCTTATTGAGCCACAGAAGTGCTTCTTCGAGCTTCGTAAGGGCTATGGCGTTTTCCCTGCACTTATAGTCGCCCTCTTGAAACCCCTGCAACCTGTCAATGACAATGACTATGAGGTCTTCGTTCATTACCCCGTTCACGCCGTTTTCTTTTATCGGTCCGTTCTGGAACTTTACTGCCCCAAGAATATCACTCGGCTCTTTTGTTGAGCTTATGGAATACTCGTGGTTAGCATTTCCTGCGCCTTTCTCATCACACGCAAACACCTGCGTGTATTTCTCTGTCCCGATGTCGAGCTTTCTCATTTGTTCCTCCTTGTTGTTTGCCTATCCTTTTGTTGTCCCTGCTTGGGGCTTTCCCTTCCATTTCTTCTCGGCTACTTTTTGCCACGCCTCATTGCTTGATTGCCTGAGAACCTTGACCTCTGCCTCCAGTTCCTTGACCTTTGCCTCAAGCTCTATAACATCATCACAATGCTGGCGGCATACTCCAAGTTCACTTTCGTGGCATTCCCTATACCGCTCAAGCCTATCCACTTTTTCGAGTAGAGAGGCGATAATCTGAAGTTCACCACGCATATCATCTTTTATGAGAGAATAAGCCTTCTCTATGTAGCTATGGTCGGTTTGATGCGTCCTATCAAGGTCATTCTCCGAAAGAAATTTAGTGTCTTTCAGGATTTCTCTTGCTTGTTGGGCTGAAGTAAAAGCATCGTTTTTATGGTCGGTCATTTCTCCCTCTCCTTGTTTATGTGCGAGGCGAAGTCCAAAGCAAGACAATAAAAAAACCCGCTATCGAATTTTTCTTGGAATCGCCCGTGGCAAATATTCTTTAAATAAGTTGATAATTCCTCCGCAAGTTCCTCCGCCTTCATCTCATACTTCTTCTTGTAGTGGGCTTCGAGTTGTTTTTCCGTTTCCGAAATAATGTTTAGCCCCGTGCAATGATAATCTATTGCAGATGGAACTTTGCCTATATGCGCTTCTAGTGCAAGCGTAATTACTTTGTTGGTGAATACGTTTAGTATTTCTTCCACTGTTTTTTCCTGTTCCATTAGTCCCTCTCTTTGTTGCCCTGAACATAAACCTTCCAAAAATGCTCGAAAAAAATCTTGGCACTTTCATCTATGTTGCCTTCAAAGGTTAGCTTGCCATTTGCCCAACTTATTCTACCAACCTCTGGCGTACCGAATATAATACTTGTGCAAGGTTGTGAATTGAAAGAAATGACTGTTTCAGGGTCTGTTACTATATAGAAACTTTCTTCTTCTGTAGCCATAGCACCTCCGCAGATTGTCATAAGCAATATCACCCCTAAAATTATCTTCATCGTTCCTCCCACCTTGTCTTTATGAGGTCGATGGCTTCGTTGTGACCTTTTACTTTGCCTTGAATATAATCCGAACCAACTTGCGTGTCGTATCTCAAGGGTATACATTTCTCGAAACGCTCGTTGTATATCCGCTCGATTTCTGCGAGGGTTTCTTTAAATACCACATTAAATACTTCAAGGTCAGCAGGAACTCTGTTGTGCTGTCCATCTATATAACCTTGGTCATATAGTTTCTTCAGCGTAGCTTTCACTCTTTCAGCGTGTGTCATCGGATGCCTCCTCCCCTAAAGCGTTGACTTTAACCCCATTGTTCTGCCATAGCGTTTGCTATCCCCGGAAATGTTTTACTGCGAACATTTGCTCTTTCTTCCGGCGGTAAATTCCAAGCGTCTTTAAACCACATTGGCTGTCTTTTTTTCTTTCCTGTTTTTTTATCTATCCACTCAAACCATTCTCCGCTGTGTGTATGCGTTATGGGGTCTCCAAATAATGTTGGCTCGCCATTATGAAAAAGAGGATTAAGTCCTTTCAGCCATAAGCAAGTTGACTTACTGAATGGGTCTCCAAAATGATAGGGCTGTATAATCTGGTCCGGCTTGCGGTATAGTTTGCTCATTATCCCTATGGGGTTTTCTATCGCCCATTTTTTAATGGGAACAGTCGTAAACCGCATAAACAAATCTATTCCTTGCTGTTGTCTGCCGTCTGCTCGTTTCTTGGCAAAATGTGCCGCTCCGCTAACCGCCAAATGGGTACAAGGTGGGTGTGCTATCATCAAATCCCATCCGTCATTTATAACATCAAAAACATCGCCCTTGTAATGAGGTCCCGGAGTAACAGTATCTTGTAAGTCGCAAGACATAGCTATATGCCCCTTTTTGATAAAGGCATCTCTGACTGTTCCGCTACATTCACAAGCCACAAGCACTCTCATATCTCCCCTAAAGCGTTAGTCCCCGGCCGTCATTTCCACATAGATACTATTAGCGTTATTCCCACTAGACAAAGCCCCGACATCAGTATCGTTAATCCGATTTTTACTAGCATAGTTTCTATCATGTCACACCTCATCGATCGTTAGTCCCCTTATCAACCCGCTTTTACCTGTCGTCATTTCCATGTATTTTTTAGGCGCAACTTTTTTGAAGGCGCGCTCCTTGTAAGAAAACGGTTTGTATTTCTTGTTCAGCCGTTTATGTTCGGCTACGGATAGTATCGGGAAATTCTTGCCGGTTTTAGGTTCTTTCACAGTTTCTCCAGTCGTTGTTTATAGTCAGCGATCATATCCTCGTATTCTTGGCGCGATATTTTCCTTGTAGTTTTCTTTAAAGCTTTTAGGCGCTGAAATTCTAGTTCGCCGCATTGGTCAATAAACCGGGGTATAAATTCTTCCTTGTTGCCGTTCTTGAACAGGTTACAAATTTTGCACTGGGGCCTGACGCCGTTTTCTTCAAACAGGATCGCGTTGTTGCGCCCATCAAGAAGATGCCCGGCCTGAAGTTCTTTCCACGGTTTCTTGTCCCCACAGGTATAACAAACCGCCATACCGTAACTATCGGCCGCCGAACGCCGAATAAGTTCTGAAAACAGTTTCCAGGCGGTGTTTTTAAGCGAAGTTAGGCTTTTCTGCTTACTTTTACGTTTTAAGGGCGATTTTCTCATTTCTTCCTCCCGCTAGCGTAAACCCATTTAGCGACCCAAGTATTTTGCGGCCTGCATTAACAAATCCGCACTATCATGAAACATCCCAAGCCCCCAGTTGCATTTAAAACACAAAACTCCCCTGACCTCGCCAGAATAATGGTCATGATCTATGCAGAACCGCTTTTCGCTTGCGTCTTGATGCAATCCGCATATAGCACACCGATATTGCTGAAGCTTAATATAATCGTGATATATCTTACATTTGTTATTAGAATCTATTTTAGAGTATTTCATATAAGAATTTGCCCTCCCTTAATGCTAATTATTTTGCGTTTAAATGCCCTGTGGCGGAAAAAACATAGCCCAACTTGTTTCGCACCCTAAAATGCAACCACGGGGCTAAAAACGGCCTTAAAATCGATTATAGGGGCTTGTCCTTGACTTTTATGGGTTTGAAATTAGGGCAAAACACCACGATCGCCCCTTTTGGCTGTTTACAGGTCTTTTGGCATAGCTTGCAAAGGTACATTTCTACCCCCTGGCGTATTCGGCGCATTTTATATGGTGGTGTTTCCTTGCCTGACGCATTTCACGAAGGTTACGGTATTTCTCACGGCGCCAAAGCCGTTCCCGTATGTTTTCGACCGCCATAGAACCGAACATAATCCCGAATAACGCCAAGCCCGCTATCAAAAGGCATATAACCCAATCCCCACCGCTCATGCTACCTCCTCCTTTTTCAAGTTATATATTTCCCGTTGTAGCGCCTTCTTCTCTTCAGTTTTTTGGGCAAGTAGTTTCTTGTCATTTTCTAAACTTGCCGATACCGATATGATCGCTTCCTTTGCGTTCAGCGCAGTATCGACATTATTTATCGATGAAAGGTAAGTCTGGGTTAGCATTTTTACAGCTTCCTGATTTAACGCTATGCTTTTCTTGACCGACTCGATATGCTCATTTGTCAATACAAGACTGTTCTGCAAAACTCTTAACCGTTCCGTGCGTGCTAGCCTCTTTTTGTCCCATTCCTTCGCAGATTCGGTTATACCTGGCGTCGATATTGCATTCAAAGATGCCTGTCCGACCCCCCCGGTTCTTGGCGATGTGTATCCAGTATTCATTCTCTTTGCCCTCCTCCCTTGTGTAAAAATACTGCCAATGCAAAAGAATAACCATATCCGATATTTCCTCAAGGCAACCTGACTGTTTGAGTTCGTGCATCATCGGTTCTTTGACCTTTGAGCCGTCAAATGTCCCTCGGTTTATCTGCGATCCAATAACCGCTAGGAAGTTTGCCTTTATGGCCAACTCACGGAGTTTTAAGATATAATCGTCGATAACCCTTTTTTCGTCTGCCTTAGCGGTGTTGCGAACCATTTGGATATAATCAAGCACCACGAAGTCTATATTGCCGACCTTCTCGATAATCTCGAATAGTTCCGCAAAAGTTTTTCCCATCCCTTCTACCACGACAAGTTCTCGCGTCTTTAAGTCTTCTAAGAAGGCGCTTATTTCCTGCGTCCTTGAATTGTAGTATTCGGCTAGCCTCCCGGTGGTTAGGTCGAAATTATCTATCGAGCAATGGTTTGCTAGCCACCGCTTGAAGCATTCTTCCTTGGTCATCTCGAAGGAAAATAATATTCCGCGTTTTCCTTGCCCTGAAAATGAGTAAGCTAGTTCGCCTAGCAAGTTAGATTTGCCCTGGCTTGGTCTTGCGCCGACAGTAACAAGCTTTTTCCTCTCCAATCCCCATATGCGGTCATTTAGGGTCGGGAGGAAGTCGATAGAAAATTCTTTCGGTTTATTGTGTCGGTTAAGTATTTCTTCAATGGTTTCTTGAGCGAAAAGACACGGGTGACCTATCTTGTTTATATCGATTTGGGCTTTATTCATAAGTATGCCCCCTTGGGTTTTGGCGGCTCCGTGGGAACTTGGCGGCGATCCCAAGTCCGAAGTGCGGCGCGCCAGTCTTTCATGGGCGTTTTACCTATCAGCCATCCTTTCGCGGTATAAAAGTCTATAAAGCTTTGCGGGTTTATATGGGAGGAGATTTCTTGGCAGTAAAGGGTTACTTCTTCGAGAGAGGGGGGCGTGAAACGCCCAAAAGCTTTACCTTTATCTTTACCTTGACCTTTACCTTTACCTTCTAGAGAATTAAGTTTACCGTTGTAAAACTCCGTAATACTTTGTTCATACTTTTCCATAACATCTTGTGGCGGTTGAGGATAGATGCTATCTGTGGCCATATTGCCTACTATTTTGTTGTGTTCTTGGTGAACCGGGTCTTGGATGTAATAATTATTATCAATAGCGTAGAGAACGAGCAACCCCAGGTCACAACAGCAATTAAGGTATTTTTCACAATGATCGGCTGTTGTCTTATCGTCCTTTTCGTATATCATCCCCTTTAAGTAATGTTTATTGCCAAGTCCTCGCCCGACATTATCGAGCGTTAGTAGGGTAAGCATGAAAAACAACCGCTCTTTGTCAGAAGGCAATTTCCAGAACTTTACGCTCCGCAAGATAGACCTTGAAAATAACTTGCTTCGAGTTGTCATAGAGACTCCCTAAAAAAACGCCCCGTGTTGCGTATTCTGGGACGCACAAGCCTTTCGGCTCCACGGGGCATAAAAAAAGCGGTAGCGTTTCCGCTCCGCTTAGTTCGTTTGTGGTTTTCTTTTTTCATTAAACCCCCCAGATAGGTTTAACCATAAAGATACACTATCGCGTTAGGAAAGTCAAGTTCAAATACCAAAAAAATAACAGATCGTATTCGTGATATAGACCATAGGCGATATGTCGTACAAGATATAAGCGTTATAGAAGGCGATCAGTAAAATCATATTTTCTTTTTTAGAGCGGGGCGAGGTAGCCCAGACGTACACCTTACGGTTAGTACAACTACCCCGCCCCCGGCGAGCAACACGCCCGCCTCTGGGTTAGTCGTTGAGTCCTAGATAATTAGCGTTGTTATGCGGATTGCCGTCGTTTGACGTATCGCGCCAGTACCCGCCTCGTGAAGTGCTAGGCGCGTTTACCCACCGTACAGCGGCTTCTGCTTTATTCTCAAACCCGCCCTTAAAAAAGGTCGAGTTAGGCGTTGGGTTCGCCATTAACCCCACGATCACCACAGTTGCGCATACAAGATACTTCATTTGTTCCTTCTCCTTTTGGTTGTGTTCGTTCACTTAAAACGGGATTGCCTCAGACGATTTTTGTGGGGCCGCATCCTTATCCTTTGGCTCAAAAGCGTTAATGATAAGGCCCGGAAACATATTGAGTTTTATAAACTGCTTGCCGTCTTCTTTTGTGACAAGAATACCAACATCGTTCCAGCGTGTATTCTCAGTCCCATTAGAAGTGTATGTATCTTTTATCTTAAGATGTTTTATCGTTGCCATTTTCACTCCTTTGTTTTGTCGTCCGTTTCAATGTAGCTTTTAATGTTCGTGTACTCATCGCGACACCATGCCTTGAGTGCTGACGAAAGGGAGTCTAGCATTGCCTTGTTCTCTGTAATTACAGCGTTAAGCTCATCTACGGTCTTGGCTGTGCGGAATAATTCAACTAGGCCAGCCGCTTTTGCTATGTCTTTCGGGCTGTCCACTTGTGGGGTTTGTTGCTTTAACGCCGTGGCTACTTCATCCGCCGAGGCAAATTCCGCGCCAGTAAACCCCGCAGAAGCCAAAGCCCTGCCGATCGCTGATGTTTCAGCGTTTTCATATGCTGATGTGGAATTTATGCCCGTTTTGGTAAAGACCTCTCTAGCATGACCCGTAAATACGCGTTCCATATCTTTTGTGTCAAGCACGATGGTGGCTTTCATGGTAACAAACTCGCCACCCGAAAGTTCGTTTAATATCTCAGTTCTTATTGAACACGACTTGAACTTATCGTGTAACTCACCAAGCCTCTCAGCCACCGTCTTATAATCCCTGCCGTGTATTTTCACGCTCATTTTATCTTCTCCTTTTTTTGTTATTCTTCCTCGATGTACATACAATCGCATGGTTCCTTGCATATATCGTCCGGGCCGTCAGGAACCATATAGAACCCACGCCCTCCACACCGCTTGCAGTCCGGGTCAGGCGATTGGGTTATCCACTTAACGATCGCCGGGCGGATAGTCTTTAGTTTTGGTCTGTCATCCTCCTTTAACAGCGGTTTTAACTGTTCCATGATCGGCCCCACTAAAACGCCCATCTTCTCGGGCCATAGGAACGCCTCTAATAGTTCCTGCGCCTTCATTTCATTAGATTTCATCTGTCCTCCTCCGGCGTTATATGTTGCTGACATTTCGGACACCGCGCCTTGTCGTTATCGTAGCTTTTCTCCAAGTATACCCAGGACGCGCAAAGCCTGTGATAATACGGCCTTCTAGCAGTAGAAACTTTGTGCTTCTCGTTCAGAATTGATTTCTCGTTCATGTCCATAGAAATCCTCCCCCTTGTAGTCCGGATAGTCGCTGTCCATGTAACTCGGTTGCTCAGTATAATCGAACTTTTCCCATCCGCAATGCGGACACTTGGTTATCTTCTCAGCAACGAACTCGCCACAGCCGGTGCAGTATATAATCTTCTTTATGGTTGTCTTTGCCATGTTTCCCCTCCTTCTCCAATAACGCCGCCTGAATTAAGCATATTTTTGCGGCTTGCGAAAAAATACCGAACTGATCCTCTCCCTCAACGATAATTTTTTTGCCAGCGACCTCAATCACAATGCTCATAAGACCTCCAAATAAAATACCCCGCCTAACAAAAAACCCCGTGGGGACGGGGTCGAGCCAAGGGAGATTAAACCTTGTTTTGCTAAGCGGGGCATTGGATCCCCTATTTTTTTGTAATCTCTTCGCTCGGTGTTCATTGCTACCCCCATTGTTGCTTGATTATAGTTTACATAATGCCCCCTGAATAGTCAAGGTTATTTTTACACTATTTTTAAAGCCGATTTCTTTATAGGAATACGCAAATTTAGCTTGATTAAAAGAAAAACCCCCAGGACAGCGGGAGAAGGATCGCCATCGGCGTGTGAGGCCACGCTCTAACTGGGGGTATAAAGCGCCTGACTAGTATCGGCGCTATCACTTAAACCCGTCAAAATCTGTCTGTTCGTAAGGATCGCCTTCTACCTTCGTATTAAGGTTATCATACTTCAGAAGATACTGGTTTAACAGTTGTGTTAAATATACCGCTTTAGATACATCGCCGTTATACTGGAAGGTCTTATCCTGGCCTTCGTCCTGTTCTTTCAACCCAGCGAATACAATCGTATCAAACCGCGCCTGAAGTTCTTCTATCAGCGCCTCTGTCGGTAGTAGGCTTATTCGGCTCATGAAACTCCTTGAGTGAATTATCGAATTTCTTGCGTTCTAAAAATTCTTCCTGCTTGCCTGGGTTAAATGCGTGAAAGTGAGAATAGAATCCGGTCACGCGACTCATTATTATTGTAGAACACTTGTTTTTCGACATTTATCTCCTTGTTGCAATTTACACTACAAATGATGTAATTACGACAACATAGTGTAACTACGCCCAAGCCCATTTATAAGAGTTGTGGGTTTCCCTTTTCCCGCGACAACAGGCGAGAATGTGCGAAAAGTTGCTATTTGTCTCTCGTGCCGCCTGATGCCCGCTCTCATGAATTTTGACAACAATACCGTCGACGGTCTTTTGAGCAACTGGTTTTTTCAACTCTCTTCCGTAATTGTGACGTGCCTCTAGATAGCGACAATTATCAATCGTATAGTTGCCGGAATTGTCTATTCTATCGATGGTGGGTTTTTTCATAAGATATGCTCGGTCGCGATACCACAACGTCTTATAATCATCGGATGACATTTCTACCCGTATTCCCTTGCCACCATAAACGGGGTTAGTTTTATCTTTACATCTGTTTTTGGAACATCGGAACGCTCTTGCCCAGGGGTTCATTTTATGAAATATAACTGTAAGAACTCGACTACAGCTATGGCAAAAGGGACGATATCCAGAAGAACGTGTTTTATCTTTATGGAAAGCACTTAAACTTTTTTCTTCTCCGCAATGTGTACACCTCATGTTTTCCTCCTCTTACATATCCATCTTAAACACTTGTGCGTATTTCCCGCGGTCGGTTACCACACCACAACTGACTATGGGCTTTCTGGGGAATATTTTTTCATAAGCGAAGGCATACTTATTCCTGTCTATGCCCGATCCCACAGCCATGCCAAATATACAGTCTTTTTCGGAGGCGGTATAGGCACAAGCGCATAGGGAATGGACATGGCCTATAACGCTACTCTGCCTGGAGTTTTGCGCGGCCTTCATATGTGCCAAATCTCCAGAGTAGCCCGAACCGTGAAAATATCGAACCCCGTCTATATCAAACTCAAATGCATCGTGCCATCCAAGAGGCAGTTCCCATATGTCTCTAAACGGCTTAAAAACGTTGTCTGGAAGGCCCGTAGTGCGGCCCTTTCTATCTACCATTCTATCATGGTTTCCGCGACAAAGGAATAGTTTCGGAAAGGCTTTAAACCAAAGAGAAAGACGTCTCTTGGCCTCTTTTATTTCATCAATAGGCGATAGCCCGTTGGGGTCATGTTCGTGGTAACTTATAGAATGATTATCTACCAAATCTCCTATATGTACTACCTTGCCACATTTAACGCGCCTGCCGATAGATACACAGAATTCCAGGTAGTTTTTGTGTTCGAAAGGTATGTGAGTATCAGCTATAACGAGAACATTATCTCGATGCAGACTCATACCTTCTCCTTGTATAGAATTAGCCGATCACTCGCTTGGTCTTTAACTCCTGGAATATTAGTTCGATTATCAAATTAAGTATAGAATCCTTAATGTCCTTCGGCGTGTACTTTTCGCGCATACCGTTAAAAACGTACTTGAATTTATCCTGTCCTGGGACGTTCATCTGTGACGCCTGCTGTATAAGTTGCTGACAGTCGCGTATCGCCATTTCCCCACACATCTTTAAAGACGGTATGATTATATGAACTAATATGTACTCCGTGAGGCGATGAAACCATGCCGGGGCGCTCCAGTTCTTAATAGCTAAATATACACGGGTAACCCAATTCATGTTATTTCTCCTTTTTTGGCGCGGCCCAGATTATAAGGTCTCTTTCGGGTTCAATCCCACTAATCCTTATCGGGCCTTTTTCCAACACATTGAACAACGCTTTTATTGCCTGTGCAGTAAGGAAGTCGTTAAGTGCCATGTGGTTGTCTTTCGGTTCTTGGTTATACTCAACTCGTATTCCATGCCGAATATCAAACACGCCAGTAGACAGGCGATTATTGTCAGGATAATGCTATTGATTATTCTTAGGGTCAAGTCGATCGCCCCTATCGAAGTAGCTTTTAAATACGAACATGAGTATCGTAGCCACCGTCGCCGCGTCTAAAACGCCTTTTATGGCGCAATAAGCGAATACTATCGCACTAGATACCGTAAGTATCCACCGGCCTGATTGTATTTTTCTGAACATCTTTCACCTGCTCATGTAGTAACTGATGTAAATGCGGATGTTCGTATATGCTGAATAAAGATAGATTAATTACCGCGCCTGATATCTCACCGTTTTTCCGTACCCACTCGATGAGTTTCGGGCTGATGTGTATCGTTACCTTTTCCATGTTCCCTCGCCTTCCCCAAATATTTAAGGGCGTTTGTCAGGCACATCCGCAAGTTTTCCTTCCAGACGCCTTTGGGAAGTTTATCTACCATATCGAGAGTTTTGTAGAGGTTATCTTTTAACGCGCTGTAATCCTTGCCCCATAAGGTTATTAGACCGTTCATTGTTTAACTGCCTTCAGTATTTCCTTCAAATCCTGTTTCTGTTCCTGTACAGCTTGTTTAATATACGCTAACTCGACTTTCGTCTCAGCCTGGCACTCGGCCAGTTCCGCTATCTTTATTTCCTGCGCCCTATCTAAGTCCGTGGTCTCCTTTTCTGCGCTACTTATCCTCGCATTAAAAGCGAATAATACTGCCACTACCGCAGACCATACCCCGCCCATGATCCACCGTAAGGCCCATTTTGTCCATTCGTTACCGTTCCCGTTCTTTTCCATCATCGCTCCCGTAAAAAGATACAACGATTATCAAAAATACAAGCGTCACTAGTAGCGCCTGCGCTCCGTCCATATTAAAGTCAAGCATAGTCAGGCTTCCCGTCCCATACGAATATATGGTTTTTACAGGCGCTTAACGGCCAACCCTTTATCCTCTGCGCCGGGTCGTCTACTAACCATTTACCCGTCTTAGGGTCTAAGTATTCGCACCAAGTATGCGGCACTTCCTCGCCGCTGGATTTTCTGTACCTCCCGTGGCACAACCTGTAATCCCAACCCTTACTCTGGTAATGGTAACAGCGTTTAATCGCCTCGGCCCCGCACCGCCCCGCCTTACCCGACCCTCGTAAAGCTTTCTGGTACGCTATGATATCCTGTAATAGTTTTTTAGGGTTGAGTTTCATGGCCTAAATAATCTCGTCGTTGGGGCGATCTTAGCCAGTCCACTAGCTATCCGTGTACCCGTAGCAGGGTGGCTCAAAGCGGCATTAACCCCCATCCCTGCCGCCGCCCCAAGAGGTCCACCACCAAGAAGGTAGGGAATGCCGCCCGAAAAGGCGCTTTTAGCCATAAACGGGACCATTCCGCGCTGACCCCTTGCTATCGCTCCAGGAATAGCCCTTGATGCGCCTATTAACCCCGCAATATCTTCGTTGATACCTTTTGTGGCAGGGACCGCATCCTCTAGGGCCGTTCTCATCTGGTGATATACTCTATGCACTAACGATTCAAATTCTTTCGGGGTATCCCCTCCAGCCCACTTAGCATTGCTCCCTGTAATTCTTTTTAATTCAAGCGCCTGTTCTGGGGTTAATGTTCCCATATTCGATTTGAATTTCCCGCCACCACCACGAGTTAAATCGACTAGGTCGCTCCTAAAATCTCTTATCTTCTGGATAATCGCCTTGTTAGTTCGCTTGGATTTTCCCAAAGTATCTAGCGTATCATCTATTATCTGCATGGCTTTGGTATAATTGACTGGAACCCTATTCGCCGGAGATTGTAATACTTGCATAAGTTCGGTTGTTTTGCTCTGAATGGCGTTGTCAATATTCGTCCCGAACTCCTCTAAACTGTTCCCAGTCACGCCTAGCTTAGAAACTGTTTGTCCGGGGTTCTTGCCGTATTTGAATGCGACCTTTCCCGGACCTATCATCGAGTTTATAATGCGGCCGCTTATAGGTTTAGCCAATGATTTTAGCCCTTGTGAAAGCCCATAAGTTCCTAGGCCGCCCAATAAACCCCCGGCTATCCCAGCGGCAGTTTTATATTTTTCGGGGGCGACTTCTTCGGATATTTTAGATAAGCCCAGACCCGCCATTGTCGCTACTGGGGCTTCAACTAGCCCGGCCCCAAGTGCCGCCAATGCAGGTTTTTTAATAGTAAACAAGCCTCCCGGAACATTTCCCGAAAGGGCGGATAAAGCCGTCTCTTTTATGTTTTCTGTCGGGGTTTTTTTCTGGAACAATTTTACGGCTTCGGGCGCATAATCCAATTCTGAACGCATGCGTTCAGTAGCACTAGGGGTGGCTTTCACGACTGGCGTGAAGTTTCTTATATCATTTACTGTAACGCCTTCCGATGAGATATAATTGTCTATATCTGCGACCGGGGCGTTCATGGAAGCCATTTTAGATACATTGCGTTTTATTCTTGCAAGATCAGCCATTATTACTCCAGACCATACATAGATTTATAATCAGGTGCGGTGCCGGTATTTACCATTTCCCCATCGGACGGATTAGCTATTTTCTGAAGTTTTGCTTTCATATCTTCAAGTATCTTTTGGGCATCACCCGGAGCAAGCGTCCTTTTAAGCGCCGTTGAGGCGTCTTGCAGGACTTTCAATTCTTTATTGCTTAACTGCCCGAATCCAGTCGCCCCAGTTTTACTAGCGTTTTTCATGTCATTCATTACGCTTATGACTTTACCCGACAGAAGTTTCTGGACATTAGCCTCCCAAGTAGCACGAGGCGTTCCGGGGATAGAAGGCATATTACCCAAAAGACCGAAACCTGTCGCCATATTCAAACCCTTTTCGACCTCGGATATGGTGTTTAGGGTATCCTGTGCCGAGTCTCGAACGGTCTGTGACGCTATTTCTTTCTGGCGTTCGCGGTCCTCTAAATCCATCTGTGCCTTTTTCTGCGATGGGGTTAGTTCTTTGGGCGGGGCTTCAAATACCGTTTCTACATCGCCCGTATCTCGGTCAATAGAAACTATATTACCTCCGACGGTTTTAAGTTGCGCCCCTCTGGGTTTTAACCCGGCCTTGTATTTCTCCATTTCTTTCTGTTGTTCTTGCTCGAACTGTTTTTTGGCGTACCAATCCGGCTCGGTTAGTGATGTTGCGCCTTCTTTAAACGCTTCTTCGGGGACCTTTCCGGTAGCAAACGCCGATCCGGTCATTGCAATAAGTCTACCAATGCCCGCCAAGGGATTCGCTTGGACTTGTAAGCCACCATATTGGGGCGTTTGGGGCTGTGATATTCGGCCCTGTATTTTAGCTTTCATGGCTTCCCGTTCTTCGGGAGTCATCATTTCGACTTGTTCTCTAGTTAATCTGCCCATTAGTCGCGCCCCCTTAGAATGCCGCCGTAATTCATCATTGAATATGGTAGTGTTCCTTGTAGATATGGTGACAGGATATTGGGACTTCGTCTTACTGCAGATGATGGGGCATAACTGTTTAAGAGGTTAAGATCGTCAAGGTCGTCCTGCGAGGTAGAATAGCCCATGCCCCGCATAGCGCCTTTAACCCCACCGCTTAAGAGACCTAACCCGCCGCCCAGTAACGTTGAACCGCCCGCTATTAACTGGTTCCTAAACGCATCTTCTTCAGCGGCTCGTAACCTGCTTTCAGCCTGGTGTTGCGCCCTTAAATTCGTCTCCCAGTTAGCGGCACTCTGTCTTACCCCGGCTTCGGATTCGTTCATAGCGCCCATTTTCGCTAAAGCATCGTTTATTTCAGCGCGTTTCTGCGCCTCGCTTTCGCCGTATTTCTGGGCGACTAATTCACCTATCTTTTCACCGACTTCCTGGCTACCTAATCTCAACTGCTGTGGAACTAGTGAGGAACGACCCATACCCCTAGCCGATGCCGCACTTTCTATCTGTGGAGTAGTGTAGTTAGCGAACTGGCTACGCATACTCTGGGCATACGGGCTAGTCGTTGCTGATACGTATTCTGGCGCAAACCCTACGCCTATCCCCTTGAGCCTGTTAGCCAGTTCCGTAGAATACGTCTTGCCGTAGGGGGTATCTTCCAACGACCCATAAGGCCTTACCCCGCCATAATCTTCCTTGCTTTTCTGCTTCTTCCCGAAAAGCCCGTCAAATAAACCCATCTAAACCTCCACGCCAGTTATACGGATCAATTTACCGTTAGCGAGTTTGATATACGCATCTGTCCCGCTGAACGTAAGCACATTAGGTTTTATATCGTCTTTTGTAGGAACGCTATCTGTCACCAAGGGGATGCCCAAAGCGTTCCTGGTTATCTCATCGATAACTTTATTTGTCTGGTCATCTTTAGCTTTGAATTTAGGTTTTTCCATATTAGTCGTCTATATCGTTGCTTAGTCCCATTATTTCGAGGTCTTTATTATCCAGGCCTAAACCTTTAAGTTTATTACGTGTCTGTTTAAGCTGTTTGCGCCTTTTATCGTTCTGTTTTAGGTTACTGATATCAGCCGCATCCAGTTCCATCTGCGCCGTAGGTTCGTCAAGACCCATAACCTGAAGTTGGTCGTAAGTCCCAGCAAACCCGACAAAACCTGGATACCGCGCCTTCATATCGTCAAGTATCAGCGCAAGGTTCTTATACTTTTCTTTTGTCGTGCTTACATACCCGAAACATGGCGTGGCAAGACATCCTGCCAGAAAAACCACCGTGATCAATCTCAAGATACGCATTATCTCTCCTCTACTATTAACAGTCTATCTATACCCGACTCAGAGTCCATGCAATATGTCGTCCCTGCGGTCGCTAACCATCTCATCTGTATTTCGTGTTCGCCCTGCGGAACGAATCGCATATAACTTAACGACATAGCGTAGTTTACGTTACCTCCGGTAGGCATATACTGTCCGACGTCATACCAAGTATGGTTATCAATCTCGAACCCGATAAAAGTATCTGCAACGTTATCTTTCTCAAACGTGCCGTTGAACGTCATCTTCAGCGGGCCGCCAAAAGAATAGAAATGCGATACCATCCCTGCCATATCAGCAAATGCCGCCGCCGCTACGTTTATACTTCCGTCTCCAGATACCACCGTTCTGTTCTCAACATCGCTTTCTGGTACGTTGCCCCAATCATTATCAATGTTGCTAGAGGCGTTCATGTAGAACCAGCCTAGCGTCCTATATAACGTCCCGCCATTATCAACGTAGACCTTTTTACCAACTGTTGTCCCGGCAGTATCGAAATATGTCGGGGCAGTATCAATAAGTCCGATTGACCCGGCATCGCTTATGACTACAAACCCGTAATCCCCACCAGCCCTTGCTCCATGTATCCACGCATCGTCAAGGTCAAGCGAAGTAGTAGTTATTTTCTTTATCCTGGTAGTCCCGTGATAAACCACGCCTGGGTCTATATATATCTTATCCGGCGTGACTACGTGCATCCTCATACCGTACCTGACGTAATCTTGTTGCCTGCTTTCTAAGGATATAGCTAGTATGCGGTCATCACGGACGTGGTTGATAGTCGTACCGTCACTAGATACTCTGGCTATCCTCATAGACTGTGTTGACGCTTTAGCCGGATCTGGGTCGTTTATATTCCCTTCAACATAACGGTACGTCCCTAAATGGTCCAGTTCAACCCAAGTCCATTTAGATGCCCCGTATGTGTGAGAAGTGGCTTCCTTCTCAATCCGGTTGCCGCCAATATAAGCCACTCCTACAGTAGTTATAGAAACTAGCGATGCGGAAGTAGGGGGTAAGCACCCGTAATACACCCAATCGTTAAACGCCTCATCGCGGAAATAACAGACATTAGCGTTCTTGGTAAGTTTATCTTCGGTAATAGTCTGTTTTTGTATCCAGTTCCCATCGATATTATTTACGGCGTTCACCGCCCTCGTCCTAAGTTGCTCAAGATGCGGGATAGTAACGTCATCGGGGGTGACGAACGCATCGACCGATAAATTCAGGGCATACGCCTGTGTGCCGAAAAACAGCAATGCTAGTGTCAATAATAGTTTTTTCATTGGCCTACCAGTTTTCCTTTAACCTTTGGTTTTTTCACAACGTCAAGTCCTATTCCGTTTATAGCGAACGATACATCAGATTGATTGTCATCTAGGTCGAAGGTAATACTTGACCCCATAGCGTAATTTATCCGGGGGCGCACCCTATCGATGAATTGTGTTTGGTTGCTTATGTTTATATACCCCAACGACTTATGTTCACCGTCTAGCGTCTGGGTAAAATAAGCGTATTGCGTCTTTTGCGGCTCGAAATAGTTGGGGAATAATGAAGTATGCGAAAACAAATGTCTTTGCGTGGTTATCGCGGTAGATACTACTCCTACGGCGCTATTCCTGGTAAAACTTTCAGCGGTTTCTGTTTTATAATAAAGATATGCAGATCCCCCAGCAACTAGGTTCAGCGTGAATCCGTATTTCGTGCCAGAAGTTATGGAAACAGGCGTACTGAATATAAATTTTTGCCAACCATCGCTTGTAGTTATTAATGTTTGTGTATTGCTTGTACCTAATAACGCATTAGGTAGCCCCGCATTGTAACTATATATATTTATCTTTGCCGTATCTGCGCCACTCGGCCCCTTGCAATAAACCCACATATCAGATAAAGTACCCGAAGCTATAGCCGCCAGAAATGTACCGTACTGGTAGAATGCTACCGAAGTGCCATTGATGCCATCAAAAACGGGTTCTTGTTCTCCAAGATCGCTTAACCTGCCGTCCAGCAAGTACCTCATGCTTATCGTCCTGTTACCTACAACCTGAACCTCTGGATAGAACGCCGTGATACGGCCTCGGTTGCCTTTATCAAAGAAAATATCCCTCGACCTTAACCTGCGCCTAATACCTGAACCGTCAAAATTCTTGCCCCTGTTAGCGAATAATAAAGCGTTAGCCGAACTGCTCCCCAGCATAAGGACGTTCTGCTCTTTGTTATAATCTGTCTGGCAGTAACACCCGACATTCCTACCTTGTATAAAATCCAGTTGGTTAGTTATGGCGTCATATACGACTTCGTAGTTGTTATATACTTCCCCGGTTTCTACGAACGACAGGAAGAACCGTTTATCGACTGAATCGTAATGCGCTACGGTTTTTTCAAGATACGTGGCTTCCGGGTTAATGATATTCTTTAGCTGTTCATTGTACGACAGCATTTCTTTGCTCTGCCCGTTGAAGGAATATAGTTCCCTGTCCGCTCCGAGATAGACAAAAGCGTTTTCCGTTATCGCCCCGGACCTCCCTGGCGCCATCCTTACCCCGTCATCTACAAGGTCGATTGAAAATGTAGAAGCTACCGCAGAAATCGTATCGCCCGACAGGACAAATACTCCTTCAGTGGTATGTATATAAAGCCTATCGTCTATCTTGGAGAACTGCCTATTTTCTCCACGGCCTGAACCGATAATCAGTTCTATGGCATCGGTCGCATCGGTAAAATCCGTAGGCGCTAGATTGGCGCTTATTAGTACCTGTTTTTCTGTCAGCAGGAATATCCTGTCCAAATGTTCTATAATGTCGATAGGTTCGTAATTAGTCCCATCGGATTGTTTAGGCGTGACATCGTTTATTATCCAAGACTCGTTACCGTCATAAGACCACATCGAATGACCGTCAACTATGAACAGGTAGTGTTGTTCGCCTAAACGGAACTGACAAGCTTTAGGGTAAGCGTTACTTGCCATACCCTCTTTTATTACCTGTGATTGTAGTGCGTAAGTATCTACAAACCATAGTTTGCCGTTAATGGTATAAGCCAGAAGTTTTGGGCTTTTTATGCCTTCTTCGTTGGAATAGTATCGCCATGCTCCGGTGCATTTCTCGCTAAAATCAGATACCATTCGTTCCGTACCGGGGACGGTTTTTAGTTGTCCGTCACGGGAATAAAGGTTCACCCGTAGTACCGGGCTGTCTTTATCCCCTTCGCTTCGGGCCGACATTACATCAACCCGTTTATTCATCTTTATAAATGCGTCCATTATGTTATGTCCTCGATAGAACCTTCGGTTTCTTCAACAATATTAATATGGTTTAAAAACCATTCTACTAGCTTGTCGGTGAGTTTGAGTTTGATTGACTTCCTACGGCTAATCGCCTGCATTTCGCCTTCGTAGAACACGTCATACGCCACCGTTAAAGTATCTGGGAGGTTATCGTCTGGTTCCTTGTTTTCCAGAAGCCAGTATTTTAGCTTGATAGCTTTCCTCATATCTCCCTCCCGAAAGCTTTCTTGGCTTTCTCTTTGGCTATGGCAACGCTATCGTCAATACTCTTAAGTATGATTTCCTTGTCACCAGTTTGCCACGCTTCTCCGAGAGCCTTAAAGTTACTGCTCATATCCATAGGATCTTTCTCTCCGCGAGCTTGGCACAGATCACATACCGCACCGCTATTCTTGACGGCTATGTTATACCGATTGATATTGAACCGTTTATCGTTAGCGATAATCATTCGTCTGCGTTCCCAACGCTCAATCCCGTCCTTGACTACCTCGAACAGCTTGTCGTCAAACTGTTCTTTGGTAAGTTTCTTTACTGGATTATTCTCATTGAATATGCCACGCTCGTTCATATCTCCCCCTTATGCGATGTCGGTGTGTTCGTACCACTCTAACTCTACCTTCGTCTTGGAATTATCGGAATCTGGAGTAAACTTGAGGAAGTAGTCCTCGTTCTGCTTGAGTATAATCTCGTTATCCGACCTATTCTCCGAGCCTATTCTTGTGGGGGCAGTAGTTCCGCTACCAGTCCTCCACGTCTTTAATAGTGTTCCGTCAGCCGTGGAAGTAGGATCATATGCCACTACTATCGTAGCCGTAGTAGCGGAGTTCCTATTGCTATTGAACACCGTTGCCGCTGTACCTGCGGCATTGACCGTGGGGTTCTCAAATAGTTGCCATGTGCCGACACCTTCTGAATACAGGACAAATATCATATGCCCCCACTTCTCGGTATCTGGGGTGGTTATCCTATAATACTTCGGAGATGCAGTATCTACATCTGAATCATAATCAGTATAGAAAAAGTGACTCCCAGCGTGTATCTCGTGATGGGCATAATCAATAGTCTGTATGGTGTTAGTAGCCTTATCAAGTCGAGCTGGCTGAAAAGAACTATCACTCGACCTGTATGCCTGTATGTCTGACCTATGTATTAAGCTCATCAAATCACCTTCCACGCATTACTTGCATAATCTACAAGGCTTACGCTTTCCCATTGATAGAGTGTAAGACCACTTTCGCCATCTATTGTGTCGCTACCGTCTGGGGTTATTGTGAGTTCCGTAGCATTGATATTGCTACAATGAAATATCTTTCCGCTACCCGTTGCCGCAGGAAGCGTGGAAATAAGGGCTGTGCCATCGTAGACTATACAATCATCAAGACTGTTGAAAGTTGAGTCAGTATTATCAAGCACCTTGTTGAAATGATACCCACCGCAGTAGACTGGGGCGAACTCGTAGGTCGGGTAGCCAAGGGAATAGGTATATCCTGCGGTTGGGATTACTGCACCGTTAAATGCTCCTGCGGCAGTATCTCCAGAGGCATATATACCGATAGCGGATGTTGCACCATTCGTGGCTGAGAAGTGACCTCCAAAGACTTGGCAGGTATTGACCCCAGAGCCCACGCCTATGTTGCTACCACCTACATCTGTCTTGATACCATACAGCACAGCATCTACGCTTGCCGCATTGGTAACTGTTATATTTGGAGATACCTGTGTTGCCACGCCATAATAAGTGGCTACGACTGGTAAAGTGGCTGAATCTATGGTGTCCTTGGACTGGTTGACATACATAGCCCCATAGGAAGTTCGGTTATACTTTGACCCAGCACCAGGGACGAAAGTTACTGTGTTATCGCTACCTGTGAAACCCTCGTACGCAATCATCGCATAACTTATACAGCCGATGTCCTTGCCATCCTCACTTGTCCCCGTATTAGTGCTGAATACATTGTTATATGTCGAGAGGAAGTAGATGCCGAACTGGTTTATATTGCCCCACACTTGGTCATCAAGCGTGACTGTTTCAGCGAATACTGGAGCTACTCCGAGAATAGGGGTGTATTCCGAGAAGTCAACATCTCCCATAGCTTTCTGGGAAGTTACCGCTAAGTGGCTGTATCCGAATGTAGAAGTGCCTGATAGTCTGGTGAGTGGGACGGTTGAACCATCTATCGCAAAGGCAGTATTGCAGGTTGAAGATCCTGTGACATAGACTACTCCACCTTGCTGACCGTCCGTACCGTCTTGGACTGTGAGAGTTATCCAGCCAGCAGGATGACCGCCTGCCGCTCCCGATCCTGCAAAGATGTCTATCTGTCCAGAGTAATCACCATCGCTACCCCCATACATCTCTATTGACGAACCGTCTAACGATGCACTCGAAGCACCCGTATAGAACTGTAAATCTCCACCAGCACCGCTTGCAAATCCACCATAAGCATATATGGATGCTCCAGTATTACTCGTGTCAGCATCCCCTGCGTCCATATAAATATGCGTTCCGTCGGTTCCTGTCTGCCCTTGTATTTGGATAGACCCGCCATTACCGCCTGTTCCTTTACCGCCATATAAGAGCAAGTCGCCAACATTCCCCGCTCCATTGTCAGGCACAGCTATGTATATGCTACCGCCAGCCGACTTATCAAAGGTCATGTTGGCAGAACCCGCCGGATAACCGCCGTCAGAAAAGAATATCTGGGTATCCGATGCCGAAGGTATCGTGTCGAGGTTATTAGTAAACGGATTGAATACAAACTTACTTTTCAAGTACGCACCACTTTGGTTAGATCGTCACCAGTATAAGTTAATGTTAGTGTCGCTTTAGTCGTGGCCCCTAGTTTATAAACTGCCCCGGTCAGGTCATCCCCGGTATAACTCAGGTCGATAGTATCGTAAGTGAACGGGACAAGACCGCCCGTAGATAATTCGTTGCCGGAACTGTCGTATATCGTAACCCTTAAAGCTTTATACAGCCCTGAGTCTAGCGACCCTTCGTTTATAAGCGGTTCAAGTGACCAATGCGTACCTTTACTCGGGTTTGACATACCTCATCGCCTTTTCATACCGTTTAAGATCGTTGGCGCGGTTCCTGAGTTCCGTATCGTAATCGTTCAGCGCCATTTCTTTTTTGATACAAGCGTCTACGCGTTTAGCCAAGTCTTTCTCCTGGCGAAAAGCGTCTTCCATCATCTTAGCGAGTTTAAGTTTCTCGTTCTCGCAGAAGATTATACCGGCTTCGTATTTGTCTTTAATGTTCTGCGCTTCGGACTTGATTTTGCGTGCTTCGTTAAGTTCTCGTTTGGCGTCCTCGGCGAATTTTTCGGCGCTGTACAACGATTCTTTACACTTCTCACTGTCTTTTTTGATGGTTTGGAGTGTAAGATTCCGTTCTTCGAGTTCGCGTTGAAGTCTTTTGGAGAGTAAACTATAATCTTGTTTTGCTTTATCAAGTTCCTCAGTTCTTCGAGCGATATTGATATTATTTTCATCGATTTGCGCCTTGAGTTTGTCACGTAACGCTTCCTGTTGCGCCACGATCCGTTCGATATTAGCGTGTTTAGCCACTTCGTCTAGTTCCATCTTCTTCAGTTTCTCGATAAACTCATCTATAAACCCGTTAATCCTAGATTCTAAGTTCATGCGGCGTCCTTATACTCTTGTAAACAGGTTCCCTGTAACTCGTCATGGAACATATGTTGTAACTCGTGGAAAATACGGTGGTTACGCCTAATTCCCTGATGCCAGAAATCTTCGGCGATGCCTTTATCGTTTTCGGCAGACCCGTCAATATCGAATATCATCCGAAAATGGTATATCTTATTGGCTATCCTATCGATTTCCTGTAATATAAGGTCATTCATTTCCGAACCCCAAGAATACCGGCATTGTTATGTTACGCCCGTCTTTAGTCGTATAATCACCGCATACCGGCTGGTCTATCTCCGCAGATCCGCACGTCTTGCAGGCCGCTACGATAAGCAGGACGTATATCCATTTCATATCGTCCATCCCCAGTAATAAACCAGCCAGATGCCGAGTGAGTAGCCTATAAGGACACAGAGGACTGTTATCAAGCTATCGTACCTCCGTTCTGCCCGACTATCGTCCACCCTTCGCTGTCAGAGTAAATCATCGTGCATCCCGAACCCACAGCCCCTGCTCCGAAAGTAATCTGTGTCCAAGTCCCGCAGGTGGTAGCAGGGGTTATCTTGAGCGTATCGGCGGCATTACCCGCCACCGTCCATACGAAATGTTTTATCTGACCGCTTGTGCCGTTAGCCAGAGTAACATTATCGAGGTCGCTATCACCGTTGGAAGTTATCTCTGTGACTACTGTATAGAGCGATGCCGCAACACCTTCACTCGTTGCGGTTATCTCGTCTGGAGTATGTGTCAATGCCCCAACGATGGTAGCTGTCTTATTCGCCCCATCTATCCCAGTAGCCTTCAATACCCCGCCTATATTCATCTGCCCGTTGGCAGTAGCGGAATCGGCGTTGAGGTCGTAGCCGAGTATCAGATTGCCAGTTCCTGTCGTAATGTTATCTCCAGCCTGATATCCTATGCAGATGTTGTTGCTCCCATCCGAATTATAACCTGCACCATAACCTATCATTACACCATTATCGGTTGTATTAGCACCCGCATATCCTGCTTGAGAACCTATAATGACATTTTTACTTCGTATGGCTGAGGAAGTTGACGCATAAGCACCAATTACCGTATTATCACTCCCACCGCAAGTTCTTCCTACTGCTGAACCTATAAAAATATTATTGTTTAGTCCTGAGACAGCGGAGTTGTTTCCTGTTAAATATCCTATCATAACATTGTCCGCGGCCGCTGAGGATGCTGGCCCTAAAGCACCTGCTTGTTGACCGATAAATACATTTTGATACCCTGTGCTTACATTTAACCCGGAATTTTGACCGATTATTGCATTACCATATCCGGAGGTAAGAGATGTTCCCGCACTATATCCAAAAGAGTCGTTATATTCTCCCGTGGTCAGTTTCTGTCCTGCAAGATACCCGATACTATTATTACCGCCATTACCCGTTCCAGCCGCTCCGGATGTTCCTCCTCCTGCCGCATAGCCTACCGCTGTATTATTTGGGGATGTAGTTACCTTATGTCCTGCTTCTTGTCCTAGAAATACATTGTAATTTCCGGTAGTGGCTGTAATATCGTGTCCTGCGTTCGTTCCCACTACCATATTCCCCGTAGCAGGTTCGCTCTGGGGGATGCCCGAACTCATGGCCGCCCAGCTCATCACGCCTGCATCCGTACAGGTAAGAGCATACCCACTCACCGCTGGCATAGCCGTAGGCAGGGTGTATGTGGCATTAGCGGTATTGTCCCCTGCCGTGAAGGTGTTGTAGAGAGCATCGTCACCAGAGGAGAATAGCTTGATACTGCCAGCGTCATTAGGAGTGCCACCAGCATTATCCCTACCACCTGTGATAGTTCCTACTGTCTGGGTATCATCAGAGTAGAAGGCATCTTCACTTACCACCGTACCATCATAGGTAATAGTACCAGAGGTCGTGCCATTAGCAAGCGTGGTATTCACCAGTTTGAGGGTTGTCGTCCCTACCATCTGAGCATCATAATCAGAACCTGATAAAGTACAACCATAGCAGTTGATTGTGCCTTGGCCCGCACCCACCGATGGGTCAACATATACGCCACTCGAATTACATCCTGCTATGGCTTGGGTAGAAGTAATCTTGCAGTTATACAGGTTGGTTATGCTATTCGTATTCACACAGTCATTATATACTCCATATGCAGTAACTCGACCCGTAGCAGATATGTTGCAGTTATATACATCAACCGTACCTCCATCAAGGTGGTGGATACCGAAGATGAAGTCATTCGCTGTGCTTCCAGTAGAAGTTAGTACACAATCCCTGATAGTTCCGGCACCTAACTCTATTGCACTTGAAGCAAGACCAGTAAGACTTGCCGTTGTGGTTATGGCACAATTCTCAACCACTATGCCAGTATAAGTGGTTGCCCCTGCCTGTATAGCATTGGGGTCAAGGTTGCCCGTGGCAGTAATGGTCATGTCAGCGATGCGTACATTGCTTGCACCTATGAGGAATGTAGCAAAGCTCGCATCGTTCTTAGCCCCTGCCACCGTGGTTTTCCCAATACCCGCGCCTCGGATATTTACCGACTTGCTTACGTCTATGTCATCCGTTATGGTTATCGTCCCACTTGGCAAAACAATAGTATCCCCGTTGGCACATAACCCACTAGCTATAAACGCATCTATATCCGTTCCCAATGCAAGGTAATGCGTCCTACCCCCACCCCAGACGATCTTACCGTCCGCAGACAGTTGTGTCGTTGCCGTAACGTATTCCCCGGTAATATTCGTCATACTCGCCGAACCCGATACCGTAGCTTTTAACGCACTAGTAGTAGAGTCAAAGGCGGTATTAAGGATCTCCTCAATGCTCTTACCATCTTCTCCGGGTTTCCATCCATAAGCCGCTGTGGTGAGCATAAGCCCGACTATGCCCCCTAATACGCCGGTAAAAATACGTTTAAACATTTACACTCCTTTTACGCGAATAGTGTTGGTGGTACTGTCAAATACCTTGTTATAAAGTTCCTCTATACTGATACCATCTTCACCGGGATGCCAAGCGTAAGATACTAACACGCCCCCGGCGACTATCATCCCTATAACCAGCCCGATTATAAACTGTTTCATATCGTCTCCCTTGTAGCAACTTCGTATAGTGCCGCACATATAACAAAAATAATAGCTAACCGCGCTACGAACATCGGAAAATGCGAAATGCTTAATATAGCCCCTGCGATCATCACGCCTGATAAAGCTATGACGTTATCCGACTTATCGCTTTTCTGGAACCATAAGAACAACTGCCTGAAAAACCCTATAATTATCAACAGCCCGAATACGCCCCATTCATAGAATATTTGTAGGTATAAACAATGGACGTTGTCCCATACGTCGATCCCCTTATATTTCTGGCCGTTAACATCGGCTTCTTTGTAATTCGTGCAGTATTTAAAATTCTTCCAAGGTAAATCGTCTCTCCTGAAACTATCCAACCCCCATCCCGTTATCGGGTGTATCCAAGCGTCTTTAAACGTCATGGCATATTGATGCGCCCTGGTATCCACGCTTGATTTCGGGTTATCGTGAATGAACACGAACCATAACAAACCGCATAGGACAAAAGGTATAGCCCCACCTATAATCCAACTGCGTTTAATGGTATATCCCCTAACCTCTATCCCGTAACTTTGCCATATATTGAAGATTATCAATACGAAACTGGCGATGGCGCAAATACTCGACTGTGTGAGGAATATCGGGATTATTAATCCAAGCCCCGCTAACCGAGCCGTTAAATTGCGTCTGGCTAGTAGTATCGCCATGCCTATAACGCATAACATCCCTACGGCTGATTTATAGAACATAAACCCGGACGGATCGCATAACCTTTGTATTTCTATATCTTTCCCCAGGACGCTGACAGGCGCATAGAAGATATAATCCAGTTTAAATAACTGAACCTGCATATAAACCACGTTGATGAATACGAACCACAAGAGTATGTTCAAGAACGTGCTAATATGGTTTTTTCTGAAAAAGAGCGTTGTTGCCAGATAAAGTATTGCGCCCCAGCAAATATTGGATAAATATACCTGCCCAGTAATAAACCGAAAGAAACAGAACAAGAATGCAGACCACAGCATGAATAACGTGATCCAGATGTTCCTGAATAAAAACGCCAATACCGATACGCCGATAACCCATAAACATACTTCCTGGCTGACCCTTGCGTCTGTACCGGGAAAACTTATCATCCCAAGAAAAATAGACGCTGTTATAGCTACCCTGACAACCGCAGGTTTTAAGTTCTCAAACGTATTCTTTACGTCAATCATGCGCGGGGCTTCCTCGGCCCAAATTCATTTGAATCTAGTCTTGATTGCGAACCTTGTTCCATGCCAATATTCCTAGTAGCGTTAGTTATCAACGTGCTTTTATAAAACGCTACGGAGTTTTCAGCGCTTGTGATGGCACTCGTGTTATTCGCATCCATGAACCGCATCCATTCCATCCTGACAAGCGCCGTGAGGAGGGCATCATATTTATTTTCAAACGGAAGGGTGTCCGTAGACGCCAGTTCCGTGGGGATTTTAAAGTATTCGAGGTAGTAAGGTACTGATGAAGTAGGTGTCGGACCCCAATATACCCTGCCGTTCCACATGGTATATTCTATCGCCGGATTACCCGCATTATCCGCAGGTTTGGGGTATAACTCAAAGAAGTACGCCGGGGGGATGTGCGTTATTGTGACATCGTTATCGTATTCTTTCATGGCGATTATATGGTCAATATCCATTATCGCCGTATCCGTCCTGGTATCGGTCCGTGAGAACAAGTCGCCTACAACCGTCTGGACGGCAGTCGTTCCATCTGCTATGGTTACGCTCGAAGTCGTGCCAGTAGTCGCTGAATCTATCCTCAAATACCCTTCGTCTGTTTCACTAGCTACCGTAGATCCTACAGCTGTATTTATGGCGGTAACTACCAAGGCGATTGTCGTACAAGCCGAAATGTCTATATCTGCGGACGTGGTCCCGTCAACAGTAACATTTAATTTATCGCCCGCTATACCCGTAAAACTGGTCGTATCGCCTACGATAGTAGCTTTATTCAGGACTTTGTACTGCTGGTTCGGTATGGTAAGTATCGTCCCCGAAGTCGTGTTATCTATATCAAGCCCGTGATCCATTAGCCATTGGCCTGTAACTCTTACCGCATTTCGGATAAGGTCGAGTAAAAGCGTATCAAGCGCGGTGTCTGTGATTGAATAGTCAATAACACGTTTTATCGAACTTATCAGGTTTGATACAGTAGTTTTAGCCATTTAACTCCCTTATAACTTCGCCTATTTGTTCTAGTTCTTTATCTTGCATCGGTTCGTAAGTTTTAAGATGGATTTTATTGCCTTCTTGCGTTATTACGCCCATACAGTTCTTCATGGGTTTCTCATAGTTCATTACGTACCTGTAGCCTCTGCTGTTAAGTATGTCTCTGAACTGTTCGGCAGTAGTTTCTTTGACGGGTATATACAAATTGTCCGCATAGGATGGCGCGGTCATCAGTAACAATGTCAATACTACCCCGGCTTTATACAATTCTTTAAGTTTCTTGAATGTAGACTTAAAATTCGACCTATTTACCTCTTGTCCTCTTTCTTCGAGGTCGTCATATGTTTTCCTCAGTTTCTTGCGTAATGACTTGGCTTTTTTCGAGTTCATAATAAGGGGGGGCCTGATTTACGCCCGGCCCCCAGAGGCGGTTATGTTTAGTCGCACCTAAGGAATACCTGGCCTGTCGTACTTTCAGAACCAGAAATAGCGTCATATGCAAACCCGGCATGACCGCGTTTGATACCATTAGTTACGCTATCGTATCCCCATGTGAACGTATTGGCCCTGCCCTGAACGGTGCCAGTACCAAAACCTTCATCAACTGCAACGTACCCGTTTACCTGAACGACAACATCCGCTTTTCCGTATGTCTGGAGCCATCCCCAGTTCCTTGAACCATACGAATCATCGGCTCCGGCGCCTATCAGCGTATCTGATTCAGGCGTCAACATAGCGTTAGGTATAACACCCGCTACCGCATTGTCACCGCTAGTTGTCGTAGTCGTTACGGTTACTCCGTCATCAGAAACAACGTCCCAGATAACGATAGAATCGGCTGTTAGCGTAGTAGCATTAGCCCTTCCGTCATTAGCGCTAGGGATGTATCTGACCCACCTGAACGTCCTCTCAGGACTCCAGTCGTAGGATTTCTGCCCGATAGTACCGCTGTCCTTGTCCAAGCCAGTCCTTGCCATAGCAAAACCAGCCGGGATCAGAAGGGCGGCGATCATCAATGCAACGATAAGTTTCTTCATTGTATAATCCCTCCCTTCGTTATCCGGTTACAGCAGTCATCAGGAAATGCGCCCTCGGAAGACCATCGCACAGAGCGCAGAACACATAGAAATACAACGCCCTATTAAGCGTGAGCGGTATATCTTCGAACTTATCACCGTACTTGAAGTTGCCGTCCTTGAGGACTTTCAACTTCATGTAGTTCGAGTTGATACCGTACACGTAATTAGCCGTGATAGTGTTCTCGCTGTTGAGGGTTTCCGAAGTCTCGGCAACGACAGTCGCGCCAAGAACCTTTACGTTATCGAAACCGAGGTTCGTCATCGTCTGGTTATCCGTGTACCTTCTTTCGGTATCAAGGAAACCCGACAGGCTGGAGAACCTGGCGTCATTCATTATGACAAGATCAACCTTATCGCTCGCGGAAACGCGGGAGGACAGTATCTGCGATGTAAGAGCGGCGATACCTGCTTCCGAACCGATGTCCGAGACCGTAGAGGTATAAGTCTTGTTCTGGTACGCTTTGTTCGTGGACCTGGTCTGCCCGCCGATAGTTCCCGCAGTCGGTGTAGCGCTGATAAGACTAGGGATGCTTTCGGGGTAGTAGTCCGCTTTCGAGGAAGCCCAAAACGCCGAGTTAAAGTCATTCGTTATCGTGCTTTTGGCCTGATCCAACAGCGTAGTAGCGAAATTCTTTATCATGGCTTTGCCCTTATTCTGGGCCTCGTGTTTCTTGTTTATCACGACTGCACAACCCGCATACGTCTGTATCTCGTAACGGAGCGCGTCAGCCGGGTTCTGGAGAAATGACGTCATCGTTGCTTCGTGGCCCTGCCACCCCAAGTTCGTGTTCCTTGCGGTGATTACAGGCATGACTACTTCCAACCCGCCGTCCATAACGTCTATTCTGTTCTTCATCTTCAGATAAGACAGAAGAATAGAAGCGTTTATGATACCATCGGCGTTTGGCGCATAGTCAGGCGCCATATGCAGGACTAGCGATTCAAGCAGACTGTCATTACTCGCATAACTGACATTAGTCGACATTGATTAGTCCTTTATTCTTTGTACCCGATAAAGTCTAAGAAAGCGTCCATATCCTTGTCGCGGTCGCCCGTCTTTACCGGGGGTTTACCCGTGGCAAGCGGTACCTTCTTGCCCGTAACGACCTGTTCTTTGGATTCAGCGCGTTTCTCCTGACGTTTACCTAGCTTGATACGTTCAATACGCAGTTCGGGGTATATCTCCCTGAAATACGACTGGACATCGTTCATCTTGGCTTGCGGATTCTCATCGATGTATTTATTGAGTAATGGCGCGACATCCTCTTCAAACGATAAATCGCCGTCTTTTTTGACCTTAGATTCCATATCGCTCAGGAGTTTGTTCGCCATCGTCTCGTTATAAACGCTATCGACTTTTTCCGACAAAGGTCCAAGTTTTTCGGGGAAAAACGTCTCCATCATATGCTTGAACTTTATCTCGGCTATTTTAGCCACGTCAGATATGATAGGTTTGTATTCCGCCGGGATGTCCTCTGGTTGCATGTTCAGGGTACGGGATATCAGCGATATATCGTCCTCCTGTTTCGGGGTTACTTGGTAACCTTTTGACTGGAGGTATCGGTCTATCGCCTCGTCCTTGTACCCTTCTTTCTGCATCCTGAACCGTATGAACTCAGGATCGGATACTACTTGTTTAACGGTTTCTATCTCTTTACTTACTTCCGGCGGTATTACGGGATTCTTGGTCTTCTCAATGAGTTTCTGCCAGGCGGGATTCTTGTGGAACCCTTTTGACTTGATGTAGGCGTCTATCGCCTGTTCGTCATCGCCCAGTATCTCCTTGATCTTGGCTAGTTTATCCTCGTAAGCTTTGTCAGTATCGGCAGTTTCGGTATCTTTAGACACCTCCGCAGGTGTAGCTTCTACTGACGCCTCCGGTTCTTTCGCTTCAGGCTCGGTGACAGCCTCAGGTTTAGTTGTAGCCTGGTCAAGAAAAGAATCCATCTTCTCATCTAGACTTTGCACCTGTTTTTCGTCCATAACCCTCCGCGTTTAGCGATCGCCATCGAGTTGTGTTACTTTCCACATCCACCTTTTTTCTTACCCATTACTTCACGCTCCTTATTTTCCTTTAGCCGCTAATTTTTGAAAACGCGCTTTACCGAACTTCTTGCGCCCTATATACGCCGCTAACGCACCGGGGTCTTTAACCCCGCGTTTAGCGAGTTTTGCCGATAACTCTTTAAATCTTTCGCCGCTACCTAACTTTGGTTTTGCCATCACTTCACCTCGAATGTGTAGTATTTCAAACCCCTAACCTCAGTAACGCTTACAGGCGTACCATACAAGATATGGAAATCGTTAATGGCGGGGGTAACTAGGTCGGGATTTGCGGTACTGATACCCCTCTTATTGAACCAATCGTCAAGCCGGACGGTTATATACTGAACCGTTCCTTGCGTTGTGATTTTATCTTGTCCTTCTTCTCTTTTATCATCTCTTTGACTTTCGGTTTCAGATTTGGGCTTTCTTCCGCGTTTTTGTAGCCCGCCCTTTCCCATTCCTTCCATGTGGATATCTCCTTACCCGTGTTACTATCCGTGAACGATTTCATTACGCCAAAATTATCTCTTGTGCCTATAATGTTCTGACCACAACCCTCAAACGTCCTTACCATTAAAGTCTTACAGTTCGGGCAGTACGTCGGCGTGTTCCTTGCGCCAATCGGCCTGAACAGGTCTAACTCCAACCCGCAGTAATTACATTTGTGGGGATATGACGGCATTCTGTCCTCCCATATTCTCTACTGGATTAGTAGGCAAACCTTCAGGCGGCATACCTTCCATCGGCATCTGTGGCGGCGGGGCCATCTGGAACTTGTCCGGGCTGACGCCATACTTCTCAGCGACTTTCTTTATCGCCTCGATTACCACGTCTAACGTATATCCAGTCTGCATAAGCAGTTGCACAACATTCGGGTCTGATATAATTTTCATGAACTCAACGGCGTCTATCCTATCCTTCTGGCTGTTAGGCCGCATGGCGGTGGATATATCGACTTTAATATCGTAATCACCCGTCAGAATCTCGGCCGGGCTGTTCGTCGGTATCCCGCCAAGCATTTCAGGTTTATACCAATCGCCTTCGGTAAGTTTCATCCAGATAGGCTGGTCCCATAACTGCGTGATAATATCTTTTACGGCGTCCGCTTCTTCTTCCAACAACTGACGCAGACCGTCTTGCAGGTCGTTGGTCCGCATCTCGAAGCCGGTTTCCTGTATCTTCAGTTCAGTAGCGAACTCGGCCTGGCCGCTCAGACCTAACCTTTCGCTACTTACCGACCACATCTTTTGGCTCTCGTTGTTAAGTAACTGGATAACGTCCTGATTGCCCCTGGATACTTCGCTTGGCGCGACATTGACTACCGCGCTAGATGCGTCACCTTCAACCTCGACTATATCGTTTATAGCCCGGCTGTTTAAGGCGATCTTGCCATCAGCTTTGACTTTAGATTTAGATACTACACGTTTGGGTATGTTCTTCTCGGCAACATCTTTGAGGAACTCAACGTAATCGTTCAGGTTATCTGATATGGACTTGTTGACTTTGCCGATAGCGATAGGGTATATCTTGCCGTACTTGTGGAATGTGAGGACTTTGTAGTTGAACCCGTCCGTGTAATACGGCCTGCGGTAATACGATATGACATCGTCTTTGTATCCCGGCGCTATCGATAGGTTCCAGAACTCTTTGCCTTTCTTGCGTATCTGGAACTCGTAAACCAGGATAGCGCGTTTCTCGCCTTCGCTTATAGCGAACTCAACGGGCTGGTCGGCCTTAACCTTGTTCTTTAGTTCGGGATACCTGACATTAAACTCTGCCGTTGAGTACAGGCATTTCTTAATCATATACCGGCAGTCTT